GAGTTTATGAGCGGATCGTACCGAAGGAACCCGTCCCGTGGCTAGGAAACCGACGCCAATGCATTTCGTTACGACGAAGACGAGGCACTTTCTTTGCCGGTACGTGGCCGGGGAGAATGAATACAAGCTGGCTAGGGAAATGTATCCGCACGTAATTCCCGCGCTTGTGGTGGCTAGGCTGTTCCATAGCCCGAACGTGCAGGAAGCCATTGATTATCTGCGGTATAGACCGGACAAGCGCAAGCACATCAATCACAAGAAAAAGGCTTTCAGGCACAATACGCTGGCTGACGGCATGAAAGAGAAGCTGGAATCGCTGGCTATTAAGGTTGAGGAGAATCCGTATGGACATCAAACGAAACCGTCGTGACGCAGTTCTAACCGGGAAGTGGACGGACAGGGACCTTCCTATGCCGGAAGGGATGTACCCTGCGGACGGGAAGAAAGGCCACGGTAACGCTGCGTCTGATAATAATGTCGGATGGGACATGCGCGCGCAATCCTGGCAGCGCGGTGCGGATACGAACTATGAATCGATTGATGCCGAGAAGCGGGAAGGGGATACCCGTTTCGGAACCCCTTATGCGGACGTACTGCCTGCTCCGTCAGACCCAGGAGGCCCGACGAACTGCGGCGCTCGCTATCAGACGGCCAGTTACGACGGGGATGCCTCGCTACCCAATCCGCACAACTTCAGCTCTAACCCTGGCTTTATGAGCGTGTCGACGGGAGATATGGCTACATCCGGCGGGCCGGCGAACGGTGGGACTGCGCGAGTTGCTACGCGCGGTTCCGGGAGGTCACTTCTTCAGGGATTCGGGCGGGAAACTAGCGGAGGAAGCTCCGGGCGCCCAAGCGTTCTAGGCGGTAACACTGTAGGACGGTCGGCAAAGGCAAGCAGGGGGAACGTGGCGCTGCCGGCGCCGGGTGATACGAACCCAGGCTCGGAAGGTAGTCCGCTTCAGGTTACGTCGGGATACGGCGGCTGATGCCATACGGCGCACAAGGCGTTGATCTATCGCAGTCCACAATCTTCATGGGCTACGAGTCCGAATGGGCCGCCCGTGAGAATCTTACGCAGGAACCTGTCGCTGGCGGGGAAATCAACTACCCCGCCCTGATTGCCGTGTCGGCGCAGATGGGCAATGCGTATACGACGGGCCTTGCGAGAACGGCAAATGTTTTCTGTGAACCGGAGTGGGGATGGGACACCTCCGGAGGGAACCAGAACTGGCAGGGCGCTGCTGGACATTCCGCAATCGGCGGGACAACGATTTGGTGGTGATATGAAATCGCTAGCTGACAGAATCGAACAGGACATGGCCCGCTTCGAGCATAAGGGGCCGGGAATCCGCCAGGTCGGAAGCGATCACTTCGACATCATGGCCGGGGAGTTCAATGCTTACAGGTTCGACATCGGTTCGGAAGAGGACGCTCTTACCCTCGGAAGAGAAGCGAGAGACCTTAGACTCGTTGGCACGAAAAGTGGACAAGTTGCTCGGGCGGTTGGTTCGTTGTCGGATGGTACCGGGTACCTTCTTAACGCCCAAGGGCAGCCCGTTAACCGGACCCCACAAGCCCCAATCACGCCAATGAAACGCAAGGCCGCAGACTGGTAGGGAGGAATCAATGTCATCGAAGCATACAGGCGACGCAGAGAATATGGGCCAGTTCGGACCCAACGAATCAGGGGTGCAGCGGCAGAACGCGCCGTTTCGGGATCTGGCGAAGACCGGCCACGATCTGAACCACACGTACAAGAATCCCGTTGCCGTGGTTACGAACATCACGAAGAACCATTCCTACATGCATCCGCATGATGGCGGTTCGGGAGTTCCCGTTAACGGTTTCCAGAAGGCGAACAGCATTCAGCCGATGATGAAAGTAGGCACGGGCAAATCTTAACAGCGCCAGAGATGGGCTGACCGATTTCGTTTAGGAGCATCAAACATGGCCGTTCCCGCAGTTCCTGATTCAAAGAATGTGCAAGGCGGAAATAAGAACGTGTTCGGCAATCCTTCGACCCCGTCCACCTGGGAGCGAGAGAACACGATCATCGACAAGTCTAAGATGCTCGCGTTCCCTGATCCCAATAGCGCAGTGCTGAAGTTTGAAAACTTCGAGCACTACGGCGACCGTCCGGCCGGTTCCCAAAACTCAATTGCCGACATGGGGACGCTAAGCGGGAAGGAATTGCAAGAGTCCTACCGCTCCGGCCTTTCCCAGTCTTCGTCGTATACGGATAAAGTCACCGACCGCTAGTTATGGCTAGCGTGCAGGCGACTGTCGCAGAACGCGGCAAGCGCGACCTGTTCTTTCTGTGCAAAGAGATACTCGGGTACAAGGATTTAGAGCAATCCGTCCACGGCCCGGTATGCAATTTCTTCGTACACAAAGATCCGAACAAGCCGTTCGGGGAACAGTCGCGCAGAAAGAACCGCGCACTATTCGATCCTCGGGGACATTTCAAGACCTCGATTTCGATAGGCGACACAATCCAGTGGATACTTTGTTTCCCGAATATCACCTATCTCAAGATGAGCGGCACGCAGACCCTGACAAAGCGGGTCGTTCAGGAGATGAAGTGGCATTTCGAGAACAACGAGGTATTCCGGGCGGTGTATCCCGATTACTGCCCGTCGGACGATGTAACGAGATGGGGGCTGATGGCCGAGTTTACCGTCCCGAACAGGGGGGCAAACCGGAGAGAACCTACCGTCTCGATAGCAACAGTCGATTCAATCAAGGCCGGTTCGCACTATGACATCCGGGACGGCGATGACATCGTTAACGAAGAAAACTCCAAGTCAAAGACGCAATTGCAGCAAACCGTCGTTGACTGGAAGCACACACGGCCGCTCGTTAACCCCGGCGGATATACGCAATATACTGGGACTCGGTACGACTGGTCTGATAACGGTGGCGAGATTATCGAGTCCAACCCTGCACTTGGGGAAGTGGACGCTCTGGGTGGATTCGGCTACACCTATGCGGGCGCTGATTGGGACATCTTCTGCCGGGGATGCTGGAAGAACGAACCGGACGGAACAAAGACGCTCCTCTTCCCGCAAAAGTTCCGCACGGACGAAGACGACGACCCGAATAGGGAAAACCTAAGTGCGATCCAGCGAGAAGACCCATACCTGTTCTCGTGTCAGTACCTCAACAATCCAGCCCCGACGGGAACGCAGAGCTTCCCCAGGGAACTGCTTATTGAGCATACGGTCCTTCGGGCGCAGATTCCAAATGACGTTTCTCTGTTCATGGCTTGGTATCTGGGCTTCAACCCGGATGATACAACTGACCCGGCTGTTGGGATTGTAGGTGGATTCAGTCCAGATGGAACCCTTTACGTCATCGACTGCTTCCGGGGCTTGTGGTCCACCGACAACATTGCCAATGCGATCCTCACGGCTGCTAGAAAGTGGACGCTGCGGAAGATTGGGGTTGACGACAGGAATGGTCCGATCCTTATTGGCCCCGGGATCGAGTCTAAGATGCGGGAACAGCGCATCTACCTTCCCCTCGAGTACTTGCCAGTAAAGCAATCCATCGACCTTAGGATTAAATCCGTGGAATCCCTAGTCCCGCTTCTGGCGATGAACAAGATGTTTTTCTCGGCAGACCTTCCGTTCTACGATCAGATGCTCCTCGAGTTTACAAGGTTCGGAAAGTACAAGTACGCCGGCATCCCGTTTGCCGTTGCCATGATTGCCCAACACTTCCGTTCAGCTTACGAACGGATGCGCTACGAATCAGCACCAATCTCGGAAGAAGTCATCTCCGCAGTTCCCTTTGGCATGTTCCATGATCTTGCCGTTAACACGGAAGACGCGCAGGAACTTAGTGCCGGACTCGTTGGTTGATCCTCAACGCCCCCGCAGAAATCTACGACGATATTAAACCGGGCGACATCCCCGTAGTTCCGAATCTTCCGGAAGACGAGGAAGCCTGCAAGCTCGTCCTGAAAGACCTCAACCTGGCCGAGTACTACCTACTCGCCAAGGGCATGACGGTCGAATGGGACAAGGATGACCGGCTGTTCCTATTCCGAATGCCGCAGGCCTTCTGGGAGGGAAGTTCCGTTCCCAGGTCGTCTCTCGGTATGCCTCTGATCATGGAGCATATCGAATCGATCATGCCGCAGGTGATGAATGCCCTGTTTAACGACGATCCTCCGTTTGAAGCCGATCCAATGCCGAAGACTTCGCTTCCAGCGGCAAGGGCCTCTAAGGTCGTTCTTAACTACCAACTCGACGAAATGGGCTTCAAGGAAGAAACCCGTCTCTTTGTCAAAGAGATTCTGACCTACGGAACGGACTACGCGAAGCTGTTATGGAAAAGCTACTCGTACCCAACGATGACCTGGAAGCGGGAAGGTCCGCCAGAAGTGCGGTCGACGGACGCAGGCCCGATCATTGCAGCCACAAAGCAATCCAAGAGGTCTAAGGCGGTCAATGGCGAAGTAGTCGTTAACATGCCGGCGGTGGAGAAGGTCCACGTTAGGCATCTTGTTGTTGATCCGTCGCTTCGCGGCCCCGACATCCGTAAAGCGAAATACGTAATTCACAGGACCTACCCGACGCTGGCCGATCTCGAGGATCTGCGTGGTAAGCAGGGATATGATTTACTGCCTCCCAAAGAAGATCTTTTGCAGCTTTTCTTCCCCCCGAAAGAAATGCCGGAACGCTCTCTGCTTGAGGGACGTTCAACGACTTCCGTACTGAATACGGGAGTTTCGTCCCTAGACATTAACATGGAATTTAAGGCGATGCCGCGATGGCAGATGGCGTCGAACGACCCGAACCTTCAGCCGCTAGAGTGCCTGGAATACTGGACACGGGAGAAGTGCATTGTCGTCCTCAATCGAAAACTCGTCATCAAGAACGACATTAACCCCTTCGGGTTTCTACCATTTCTCAGCGCAAACTACATCGACGTGCCGGATTCATTCTACGGAGTCGGGATTGCAAAACTTCTGGGCGGTGAGCAGCGTTTACAACAGGGAGTCATTAACTCTCGCCTTGATGACCTTGCGTTGCGGCTGTCAGGTACGTTTATCCGAAAGCGTGGAGCAAACACGCCAACCCAACAGGTCAGACTGCGACCTGGCGGGATTATAGATTCGGACGACGAAAAAGGCATTCAGATGATCCAGTACCCACCTGCGATCACGGATGCTTTTGAAGAGGTGGCCCAAAGTGATATGCGAGCCCAGCGCCGTACTGGCGCTAACGAAATGGTTACGCAGGGGAGCGTACCAGGACAAGGGCAAATCGGCAGAACAGCAAGCGGAGTTAACGCCCTCTCTGCCGGAGTCGGCGCCCGCCTTGGTTACTTCGTTGACCAGATTGCCCAACTCTACTTCATCCCCGCGCTCGAAGCCTTCCATAAAATGAATGCGATGTGGCTCGACGAGGACCAGATTGACGACATCCTCACTTCGGAAATGGGCGAAGACTACAAGGGCGATGCTCTGGACGTAAAGAACGCCCGACTGAAGTTCCGAATGCTCGCAGGCTCCAAGATGCGAGCTCGGCAGCAGCAGTCACAGAGCTTGCCGATGATGACGCAATTTCTAATGTCCCCAGACATTCAGGGAGCTCTTTCCGACCAGGGTAAGAAGTTGGATGTAAGCCAAGTTGTGCAGATGTGGTTTGACGTTACCGAGACTCCCGGCCGCCAGTCTCTAATCGTTGACCTGACGGACGAAGACAAAAAGCGCATTGCCGCTAAGAACGAAGCGGCCCTACAGACGAACATGGAAGCGCAGCAGCATCAGCACGCAATGGAGCAGATCGAACAGAAGGGCATTACCCAGAGCGGCGTGAAGGTCTTTGAGCAGTTAGCTGGTCACATAGCGCCGGAACAAATGGCAGGAGCGATGCAGGACGATGGAAATCAACCTCCCCAAGCTACCTGACTTGGGAGCAGTTAACGAAACGACCCGAACCTTCTGCATTGATGGTCACGTTATGTGGCTCGTCTGGATGCACAGATGGTTCTGGCATCAGGTCGCCATCGGAGAAATCGGACTTAATCCGAGGAAGTTGTTCCGCCGCGACCCGAAAGACGAAACCGGGGCTTACGTTAATTGAGCGCCGACATAATCAAGGAACTGAACCTAGACCTGACGGCGGAAGAGAAAGACATCCTGTATGAGTTCACCCGCGCCCGCGAGGTCATGGAAGTTCTCCAGATGCCGGGATGGCTGCACATTCAAGACCTGATGGACAGCAAGATATCAACCCTCGAGGACAAGTACCTCGGAACCAGAAACCTCACACCCGAAGCGGTGTGGGCCATGCATATCGCCGTCCAGTACGTCCGAGACTTCGTTAAGGCTATCAAGTCACAACTCGCTACAACCGGGGACTTCCTGCGTGACCCGGTAGCGATTCAGACGATGCTTATGCAGGCCCGAAGACCAGACCCAATGGACCTTGAAGGTGAACTACCAAATCCGCTGAATGGAGATAACTAAAACAGTGGCAACGAAACCGCAAGACTTCATCGAACGATCTACGGCAGACTTTACGCCGGGAGTGGACATCGCAACGGTTCCGCAGAATCAAGACCCTAAGACGCTGCTTTTCGGGCAGCCTGCCGTCCCCGACACCGACACAGAGCCGCAGGATGACACGTTCAAGTGGGACGGCGAAAAGAACGAGTTCTATGTCGAGGTTCCAAACGGAGGCCGCCTCGAGCGATTCGCCGGCAAGACGCGAACGGAAGTAACGAAGAATCTCGTCGCTGGAAAGGCTTCACTGAACGAGACGCTGGCGGAAACCCGCAAGAATGCGCGGAGCATTACGCCGGACACGAAGCTCCCCTACGATCCGATCCAGCGCCGGCAGGCCCGCCAGCTAAACCAGCAGGAGGTCTACCAAATCAATGAGCTTCAGCAGACCGATCCTGTTAAGGCGCAGGAGATGGCGTTCCAAGCGCGTACCGGGTACACCTTCGAAGAAATGGCGAAGCTTGGCGAAATTGCCGAACAAAACAGGCGAGAACTCTACGCAGCGCAGGTAGCGTCAGATTTCGTTGGCGCCCACAGGAAAGACTTCGATCCCATTCCGTCAAACATGGCGCTCGTTGAGGGATGGCTAAGAGACCGCCAGCTCCCGGTAACGAGAAACAACCTCGAGATTGCGTTTAACGACCTTAGGGAGTCAAGCAAGATCACTGCTCCAGTTCAAGCGTCACCGAAAAACGAGCAGCCCCCACAAGAGTTTACCCCTCCGCCGCCGCCCGTTTCCCCGCCGTCACGCCCCCCTCAGGGCGCTTCGACGGTTCAGGGAAGCTCGCTCAGCAGGGAGGAAGTCGCCGTCATACAGTCAGGTTCGCTAAACGATGCGCGTTCTGCGATCCAGAACGCATTTCGTCGCAACCGTGTTGGCGGCTAGGTAGTTTCTGCGGGCACGCCCCCGACACTGAGAAAGTTGGGCATCGGCCTCAAGGAACGAATCTTGGCGAGCACGCCACGTGTGTGCTCGCTGACATTCGAGGTTCGACATGGCGTATACGCCCGCATCTGTACTGACTTCAACTGCGGGACTCAGCCATCTGGCAGCGATTTACTACGACCGCGTGGCCGTAGAGAACCTGAAACCCAACCTGCCATTTGTCGCTGTTACATCCCGCAGAAAGCTACCGGATCGAAACGGTCGCACGATTCAGCTTTACGGCTACGATCTTCTGGCCGCGAACACCACACCGGGTACGGAAGGCACTGTTGGCACGGGCATCAACCCGACCACCAGCGTCCGCAACGTCACCGTTAGCCAGTTCTTCGATTTCGCATCTTTCTCCGACATTCTCGTTGAGACGGCGATTGATCCGATTGTTGAGAACACGGCTGCGGAGATGGGCTTCCGTGCCGCCACCACGGCAAACACTCTCGCCAGAACAGAGTTCGAGGCGGAAGCGACTGCCGACGCAACCATCGTTATCGCCGGTACGGACAACGAATTC